TCTTTTGAAGAAGAGACCAAACTGTCTGGCTTCTCCGCTGCACCTGTCAAGAACGAGGGCTCTGCCATCGCTTATGACAATGCTCAAGAGGCATGGACTGCTCGCTACAACCACGAAACCATTGCTTTGGGCTTCAGCTTGACTGAAGAGGCGATTGAAGACAACCTGTATGACAGCTTGTCGGCTCGCTACACCAAGGCCCTGGCTCGCGGTATGGCATACACCAAGCAGGTCAAGGCAGCTTCTACGTTGAACAACGGCTTCTCCTCGGCTTTTGTCGGCGGCGATGGCGTGTCCCTGTTCAACACTGCTCACCCACTGATCTCTGGTGGCACTAACAGCAATCGTCCTTCGACTGGCGCTGACTTGAATGAGACTTCCCTGGAAGCCGCAGTCATTCAGATCGCTGGTTGGACCGATGAGCGCGGTTTGCTGATTGCAGCCAAGCCAAAGAAGCTGATTGTTCCTCCGTCTTTGATGTTCGTTGCTACCCGTCTGTTGGAAACCAGCCTGCGTGTTGGCACTACCGACAACGATATCAACGCCATTAAGAACAATGGTTCGATCCCTGAAGGCTACACCGTTAATCACTACCTGACCGACACAAACGGCTGGTATCTGACTACCGATGTGCCTAACGGCATGAAGCACTTTGTACGCACCCCGCTGGCTAACAGCATGGACGGCGACTTTGATACCGGCAACGTCCGTTACAAGTCTCGTGAGCGTTACAGCTTCGGCTGGTCTGATCCTTTGGGTATGTTCGGATCTCCCGGTTCGGCATAAGCCAGTAGGCTTTAAGAAAGGGCTCCTTCGGGGGCCTTTTTTTATTGCGCTATTTTTAAATTGGTGCTATATTGCATCCATCTGGGACTTCAGTGCAGCAAACCGCCCCAGCGGACGACATACCGATTGCTGTACTTAGCTTGTATGTAAGGAACACATATCATGGGATTTGCAACTCACCTCGGCCCTTGGCTGCTCGGCACCGTTAAAAACACTACCGGCACTACCGTTGGCACCATCCGCAATACCGGCGCAACACTGGTATCTCAAACCTTCAAGAAGGATTACACTGGTCAAGCAGCTTCTGCTACCACCGACACTATCTGTGTAATCCCCGCTGGTGCTCAAATTGTTAGTATTTTTATTGACACTTTGGTGGCATTTACTGGCTCTACTGCAGCTAACTTGACCATTGGCGATGGAACTACTGCCGCACTGTATTGGGCATCCACCGACATTACTTCTCAAGGCCGCTTGGCTAATACCAATGCCGCATCTAAGCTGGTGAACTGGGCTGGTACTGCAACAACTGCGTCTCCCAATGGACAAGGCGTCGGGTCAACCGATGTAAAGGTTATTGCCACTCTGACCCCTACGGCTTCAGCTGTAACAGCTGGTACAGTTCAGTACACAGTTGTGTATGCTGTAGCAAACTCGGATGGATCGCAGACTCCTTCCACCTTCCAGCAGTAATTAGTCTCAGGGGCTTCGGCCCCTGTTTTACAGGAGATTAGTTATGCAACAAACTGATGTCAAGAGTGCTCATTTGAGCGAAGCGGGATCTTATTACGTTGGGCGTACACGCCTCAAAGGTATTGTTATTAGCCCCAAAGCAAGCACGGCTGCAACTTTTGAGATAAGAGATGGAAGTTCTACAGGAGCCATTCTGTACACAATGGATATAGCAAGCCTTGGAACTCCAAACACGTTTAGTGTATTTGTTCCAGGCGAAGGTACCTTGGCTTCTACGGGGCTGTATCTCACGCTTAGCGTTGGTTCCGTAACAGGAATTACAATATTTTATGGCTAAGAAAACCCCATCCCTTGCGGTAGGTCGTGGCGAAAAGCTTCCGGTCTCTAAAGGGGCTGGGCTGACTGCCAAAGGCCGCGCCCGGTACAACGCAGCCACAGGGTCTAATCTCAAGGCTCCACAGCCCCAAGGTGGACCACGTAAGAAGTCATTTTGCGCTCGCATGTCTGGTATGCCTGGTCCAATGAAGGACGAAAATGGTAAGCCAACTCGCAAGGCCGCATCTTTAGCTCGATGGAAATGTTGATATGACCGACAATACTGAAACCGTAAAATCTGTGGTTGATGCAGTGTCAATCATTACCGTAATAGGGACATTGGCAGACATGCTTCCTTCCATAGCAGCGCTATTTACTATCGTTTGGACTGGTATTCGTATTTGGGAAACCCCAACAGTCCAGCGTCTGGTAAAAAAGATTGGGGGCTCTAATGCCATCGACCAGTAAAAAACAGCATAATTTCATGGAAGCTGTGGCGCATAGCCCTGCTTTTGCCAAGAAAGTAGGGGTTCCACAGTCCGTGGGGCAAGACTTTAACAAGGCCGATAAAGGCCGTAAATTTTCTAAAGGTGGTGATACTATGGCTACAAAAATGGACCCTCGCATGATGCAAATGATGGCTGCTAAAGCTGCAGCAGCTCGTGCTCCTATGTCTGCAGGAATGAAAAAAGGCGGCATGGCTGCTTTTGAAAAGTCCGGCAAGGATGTTGAGAAGAAGGGCATGAAAGAAGGCTCTAAAGCTGATATGGCCTTGGACAAAAAGCAAATGATGGGCATGAAAAAAGGCGGCATGTCCAAGATGGCTGGCGGTGGATTGGCTGCTGGTCACAAGAGCGCCGACGGCATTGCCTCCAAGGGCAAAACCAAGGGAACCAATATCGCCATGAAAAAGGGCGGCAAAGTCTGCTAAGGTGATTGAAATGACACGACCATCCAAACAAGAAATTGATGACATGCGTAGCTCCTCCAAAACGGAGAAAGCTTACATGGATGCTTTGACTTCTACAGAGCCCGCACCCAAGGAAGATCCTCGTGATGCCGTTCGCGGTCAGCGCGGTTACGCTAAGGGTGGCACTGCATCTGCTCGTGCTGATGGTATTGCCCAGCGCGGTAAAACCAATTGCAAAATAGTTATGTGCGGTGGCGGCATGGCTAGGGGCCGAAAGTGATCTCCACTATAGAGTCTAGGTTTTGGAACAAAGTTTCCAAAAGCTCACCAGAACAATGCTGGGAGTGGACTGCGCATACGCTGCGTAGTGGGTATGGTTGGTTCCACACCTCTGAAGGGCCCAAGGGGGCTCATAGAGTGGCAGCATTCCTTGTTGGGTTACTGCCAACACTATCCCATGAATTACACGTATTGCACCGCTGCGACAACCCTAAATGTTGCAACCCCACACATTTATTTCTTGGTACCAATGCAGACAATGCTAGGGATAAGGCCTTAAAAAATAGGGGGCGGGGAGTTGCGCAGTTTGGAGAAAGCAACCCAGCATCAAAATTAACAGCGGTGCAGGTGGCTGATATTCAAAAGAAGTATGCTACGGGAACCATAAGCCAGACAAACCTTGCAAAGGAGTACGGTATGACTCAACCTGCAATTAGTAGGATCGTAACAGGTGCACGTTGGGGAGTTGCATCTTGAGGGCTAGTCGCGGCATGGGAGATATCTCCCCATCCAAAATGCCTAGCGGCAAGAAGGTTGCTCGCCGTGACGATACCGACTTCACGCAATATGCTGGAGGCGGTAATGTAGGGCTTTACGCCAATATTAATGCAAAACGTAAACGCATTGCTAACGGGTCTAAAGAAAAAATGCGTAAAGTTGGAAGCAAGGGCGCGCCCACAAAACAAGCTTTCATTGACTCCGCAAAAACTGCAAGGAAATAAAATGGCTACGAAAAACTGGATTGCTGGTGCAGTTAAAAAGCCGGGTGCCTTACGCTCTGCTTTGGGTGCAAAAAAAGGTAAACCCATTCCAGAAAAAAAGCTTGCTGCTGCAGCCAAGAAGCCAGGTAAACTTGGGCAACGTGCTCGATTGGCGGAAACGCTCAAGGGCTTTAAATGACCACATCCGGCTCTACCGCTTTTAATCTTGAGTTCTCCGAAATTGCGGAGGAGGCTTGGGAGCGGGCTGGCCGGGAGATGCGGTCTGGTTATGACTTGCGTACAGCGCGTAGGTCAATGAACCTGATGACCATTGAGTGGGCTAATCGCGGCCTGAACATGTGGACCATTGAGACTGGGACTATCTCCCTCACTCAGGGCTTGAACACATATGCATTGCCCGATGACACCATTGATTTGCTGGACCATGTAATCCGAACGCAACCCAATGTGGCATCTACCCAATCTGACTTGAGCATCACCAGGATTAGCGTGTCAACCTATGCGACGATTCCGAATAAGCTTG